ATCGAGGCGACGGTGGTGCCGAGCGACTGAGCCAGCTTCGCCTGCGCATCGACCGTCTGCAGGCCGGACCGGATCATCGCCACACCAGCAGCGGCTGCCGCGACCCGGACCCGGCGCGAGAAAGCCGCGAGCCGGGCGTTTGCCGCTTCCATCTCCCGGCTCAGCCGTCCGAAGCCACGCGATCCGGCTTCGCCGACGCCTTCCAGTTCGGCGCGCACCTGTCGCCCGCCCACGGCCGCAAGGCGGACGGACACACGCTTTTCAGCCATTGGGGCGTTCCATCTGTTCGTTGAGCTTGGCCACCATCACCGCTTCGATGACGGGCAGCAGTTCGGCCATGGCGAGCGGCGGTACGCCGAGGGCGTCACCGAGCGCCAGCGCTGCCGACATGTCCCATCCGATCACCGCGCCGGGCAGCACACGCAGCTGGCCGCCGAGGCGTCCGACGAGGTCCCAGACCTGCCAGCCCTCATGGGTCAGCGGCCGGTTCAGCCGCGCCGGGCAGTTCGGGCAGGCTTGCTCGCGGCCCTCGTAGGGTGCGCAGGCTTCGCAGTAGCGCTCGCCCCCGCCGAAGGACCATTCGGCGAGGGCGCGGAGGCGTTTTTTTCCTGCTCCAGAAGCAGGCCCTTCGAGACGTAGGTCAGCTGGAACGCCTCGAAGATCGGCCAGATGTCGAGCAGCGCGTCGATGGCCTCCGGGCTCGGGTCGATAGGCTTGCTGTCGGCGTCGCCGATGCCCTCCCAGGCGAGCACCGCCCGCCGCGCCAGCGCCTTGGCGAAGGCGACCGCGCGTTCCTCGTCGGAAGCCTCCTCAGGCACAGCCTCGACGGCCGGATCGCTGCGCGTCGCCACCATCAGGGCGGTGGTCAGCGGGCGCAGCTGCACCCGCACGCCGGCGGCGAGGTCGTGCCAGCGCGGCGCGTTGGTCAGGTCGAGCGTCAGCATCGTCAATACACCTCTATGTCGTTGATCAGGGTTGCGGTGCACATCCGGCCGACGACGCTGTCGCGCGCGGCCTGCCAGTCGAAGGTCGCCTGCACGCCCTGCGGCCCGGAAATCTCGATGCGCGGACGCGGCAGGTAGACGGCGTGCACGGTGAAGGTGAAGCTCTCGCCGGACGGCAGGACGTAGGCGAATTCCATCTCGCAGGCCTCGCCGTTGATGGCCTGCGTCACCAGCGTCTGGTCGGCGAAGCGCACCTCTATCCGGCCGGTCAGCGCGGCGATGGACGGGTCCGCGCCGTCGATGCGACCATCGTTCCGGATGGTCTCGATCCGGTCGAGGTTGTTGGCGTACGTGATCTCGGCCGAGACCACATTCCCCAAGGCGGTCCCATTGCGGGTAATCGCCCCGTTGAAATGCCCGAAGCGCTTAAGCTCCAGCGCAGCGGGTGTTCCGGCGCTGGTGGTCGTGCCCACCGTCTCGCCCTGCGCCACCAGCCGGGCCGTCGCGGTCAGGAGGCCGGAGCGCTGCATCTGCCAGGTGATCTGGTCGAGCACGCATCCGGAATACATCGCGTACCGCGGCACCTCGGGCATGCCGGTCTCGATCGACATGCTGGGCAGTGTCCAGGACCCCGACTGGAACTCGTGGCTGTACGGGGCCTCGACGCCCGTAGTCGTGGGCGCGCCGAAGGCCGCCTTGAGCCAGAAGCCCAAGGCCTCGGCGTCGAGCGGCACGACGACGTCGCCATCGGCCGTCACCGCGTCCTTGATCGGCGCCAGCGGATCGCGGCCATAGCCGAGCAGCTCCGAGTTCAGCAGCGGCTGCTCGGCGCCGAGCGACGTGCTGGCGAAGGGCATGCGGGTGAAGCCGCTCGCGGGCGGCGTTCCATAGGTCGTTTCGAACGCAAGCGCCATCAGCGCCCGCGCCCCCTGGGCTCGTGCCATGGTGTTCTCCTCGGGTTGTCGGGGTCAGGCCAGCTGGTCCGCCGTGGAATAGTGCAGGACGACCGGGATCACGGCGGCCTTCAAGCTCGCCGCGCCCTCGACGGGCAGATCGACGGGCCGTGGCGCTTCCGCCTCGACCCAGTCGCAGAGCCCGCCCAGCGTCCGGTCGGCGGCGAGCGCAGCGCCGATGCTGGCCGTCAGCGTGTCGAAGGCGGCGTCACGCGCCGCGCCCTGAACGACGGCCTCGATCTCGGCGCGGTGCTGGTAGTGGTAGCGCAGGGGCGACAGCGTCACCTCCGGCTCGCCCGGCTCGCCATCGCGCAGGATCAGCAGCCCCTCGGCCGGCACGCGCTCGGGCAGCACCTCGCCGCGGAGCGCGGTGGCGGGCAACGCCAAAAGACGTGCGTGCAGCGCCGCCAGCGTGGCCTCGCGTGTACTGGGCATGATGTCACCGAAGAAAATCCGAATGGCACAGCACCGGGCGTCGTCGCCCGGTCTTGATCGTAGGCCAACGACGGCGGACGTCCGCCGTCGATCAGACCGTGCCCGTTCCTTTGAAATTCTCGCACGAGTCAACGCCCCGAGCGGTCCCGGCCAGGAGGTCGTCGGCCAGCCTCATCAGTTCGTCCAAGCGCGGATCGCTCAACCGATACCGGACGAACCGACCGTCCGGTTCTCCGACAACCAGCCCGCATTCGCTCAGGCACCGCAGGTGGTTTGAGGCGTTCGACTGCGACAGGCCGGTGGCGCCAACGATCTCCCCAACCGAAAGCGGGCCGTCACGCAGAGCGGCCAAAATCGACATGCGCGAGAAGTCAGCCAAGCCGCGGAAAAGCTTCGCCCGCAACTCGACGACTTGAGCATCAGCCTGCTGAAGGATTCCGGTCTCGCTCGACATATCAGTCTGCAATGATATATAGCCTCGTCTGTCCACGGAAGATCGTAATGAGCGAAACGGCCACAATGAGCAACGCTGAGCACGCGCGCTACAGAGTCACCGGCATGGACTGCCCGTCATGCGCCGCGAAGATCGAGAAGGCGGTGCGGTCGGCCGGGGTCGAGGACGTGAAAGTCTCGACTGCCACGCAGATCATGACGGTGCATGTATCCGACCTGAGTTTGCAGCTGCCCGAAGTGGAGCGTGCGGTGTCGGGCATCGGCTACCGACTGGATCGGCTGGGCGGACCCGAAGCTGATCACGAGGGAGACATCGACGATCTTCCGAAGGACTTGAGCCATATCACCCCGGCCTACCGGCGTGCGCTGTGGATCGTGATCGTGCTGAACGTGGGCTACGGCCTCATCGAGATGGTTGGCGGCTTCATTTCCGGATCGCAGGCCCTGAAAGCCGATGCGCTCGATTTCCTCGGCGATGGCCTGATCACCTTCCTTGGGATTCTGGCGATCGGCTGGAGCCTGGTCTGGCGAGCCCGTTCCGCTCTGATCCAAGGCTTGTTTCTCGGGGCGCTCGGTCTCGGGGTCCTCGCCAACACGGCCTACCGCGTACTGGTTCAGCAGCAGCCTGAAGCTGAACTGATGGGCCTGTTCGCCGTGATCGCGCTCGTGGTCAACGTGGTTGCCGTTCTGCCGTTGCTGCCCCACCGGGCCGGAGATGCCAACGTTCGGGCCGTCTGGCTGTTCTCGCGCAACGACGCCATCGGCAATGCGGCCGTGGTTGTGGCCGCGGCCCTCGTCGCGTGGCTGGGCAGCGCATGGCCCGACCTGATCGTCGCGTTCGGGATTGCGGGACTATTCCTGCATTCGTCCTGGTCGATTATCCGCGACGCGCGGGCTGATCTGAAGACAACTTGATGCTATCAGTTCGAAGCGGCCTTCGCGGACATCGTCGAATAAGCGCAAGGCCCGCCACAGCAGTCATCTTCAGAACCTCTGCTCCACCCAGCTCGCCACGATCAGCCCCGGCACACCGTCTACTGCGCGCTCCGCATCCCGCGCCAGGTCCAGCCGCTTCGGCAGCTTCACCTGCGGCACCAGCAGGAAGATCGGCGCGGTGACCTTGCCGTGCCCGGTCTTGGAGCGCGACTCGACCGCCTGACCCTTCGTGTTCAGCCGTCCCTCCGCTACCAGCAGGCTGGGGCCCATCCGGCGATAGACGAAGCGCAGGCGCAGACCGCGTCGCCGTTCCCATTCCCCAGGCGTGATCCGGCCGCCGCGCAGGGACTTGCCCGCGGCGGGCAGCGGGATCGCCAGCCAGAACCCGTCTTTGGAGCGGATCAGCGGGCCGGTGACGTGGGCGCCGACGATCACCGGAGCCTTCGACCAGACCAGCGCCGCCGCGTCCAGGCTCTCGCCCGACCTCGGGAAGTTCTGGCTTCGGATCGAGTTGGCGAGCCGGGGCCCGAGCCCCGCGCCAGTGATCTGCAGGCGCCAGGCGCTCTTCAGCCCCGTCCCGGCTTCGCGCATGGCCGCCGTCACCGCGCGTTCGCCCGCCGCGACCTCGGCCGCCATCATCGCGACGATGTCGGGATCGATGTCGAGCTTCAGCTTCATGGCCGTCACGCAGGCCTCAGATCGACGGTCCAGACCAGCCGCTCGCGGTCGCGCACGGGCTCGCCCTGAATGAGGAAGGCGTCGCCGTCGATTTCGATCCGGTCGCCGGGACGCGGGTTCGCCACCTCGGCGACGCGCAGGTCGATGCGAGTCGTTTCCGACCAAAGCCGCGCATCGCCGAAGTCGGAGACGACATCCGCGCGCCGGGCGACGACGCGTACCAACGCGGGCGTACCGCCGTCGGCGATGTAGACCGCGTCCCGGCCGATGTTCGGATCGGCGAAGAGCGCGCCCACGGCGGCGGCGAAGGCGCTCATCAGAAGGCCGCGTTCAGGCGCACCCGGCCGATGGTGTCGCCCGCGCCGCCAGCCACCGCCTCGGTCGCAACGCCGATCTGCGTGTTGTCGGTCGCGACCGTCGTGCAGCGCTTGTTCGTGTCGTCCCAGTAGACCTTGGCGCCGACGGTCCAGGCCTGGGAGCCGACCTTGGTGATGTCGAAGATGCCGACGAGCGCGGTCTCGACGGGCTCGCCGAGGGCGGCGTCTCCGGCGGCGACGCCGAAGATGGAGCCGACGAGCAGGCCATCACCGGAGGCGACGGCATAGGGCGCGGTCAGGGTGATGGTGTTGCCGGGCTGGACGAAGTTTTTCATGGCGAGGATCCTTTCTCAGACGCGCTGATTGGTCAGGTGTTTTCGGATGCGGCCTGTTTTCAGGGCCGCGACGTGGCTGACGGTCACGCCGAACGCCCCGGCGTCCTCCCGGCGGGAGAACCCGGCGCGGAGGCAGTCGAGCATCCGGCTGCATTGGCGATCGGTCAGGCGCGAGAGATGCGAGCGGTCGCCGCAGTGCATCGTGCCGTGATCGCGCTTGTGCTCTATGTTCTCGCGCTGCGTGACATAGGCGAGGTTCTCGACCCGGTTGTTGGACTTGTCTCCATCGAGATGGGCGACGACCAGTCCCTCCGGTCGCGACCCCAGGAACGTGGTCGCGACCAGAATGTGCAGGGCGATCCGCTGGCGGTTGCCTTCGCCGTCGCGGACCAGCGTGTGGTGCAGATACCCCTCCGGGTCACGCCACGGCTGCCTCAGCGTCCAGTCGCGGCAATCCAGCCAGCGAGACCACGCACCGCGAGGGATCCTGCCCTTGCGATGCGCGCTCCAGACCCGACCGGTCCGGTCGATGTGGTATCCGGGGAAACCGGGGATCGGCACCGCGCCCTGTCGATCATCGATCGTCATGGGAGCCAGCCGGACCTACGCCCCAGGATTTTTGTAGAGGCCGCGCCAGTCGATGGCCTTGGCGCCGAAGTCGAGGCGGCACTTGATCTCGACGCCGTCGACGTCGAAGCCGTTGCGCGTCTCGATGTAGGCGCCCTGTTGGCCCTCGAGATAGGCGTACTCGATGGTGTCGATCTGGTTCGGGCTCGCGGCCAGATACCAGGCGGTCTCGCTGGCCGCGTCGAGCCGGGGCTCGCTGATCGGTGCCAGCGTCCGGATCGACTGCGGCACCACGCTGGACGTCGCGGCGGGCACCAGGTTCTGGGCGACGAGCTGCTCGGCCTTCAGTTCCAGCGATGCGGGCACGATCAGGAAGGCGGGCCGAACGTTCAGCACCGTCTTCTTGTCGAGCCCCGTCTGCTTGGCCATCGCTGCGCGGGCCGCGCCCACCGCATCGACCGCCAGCGCCGCGCCGGTGCCCGCGAGGTTCTTGTGTGTGGTGTGGAAGAGCGCGTTGCCGTCGGCCATCGCCGGGTTGGCGGTGATGATGCCCCAGACCACGTCCGACTCCAGCTGGGCGATGGAGTTGCCGTACATCGCCGGGATGCGGGTGAAGGCGTCGAGATCGTCGTTGATCAGCGTCTGGCGGGTGATCGCGACCACCCGGCCGTAGGTCTTGACCTTGTAGCTCTCCTTCGACTCCCCAAGCGTGCCGCGCTTGAACTCGCCGCTCTCGCCCACTTCCAGAAGCTGCGGCGCCTCGCCGAGCTGGACCCGGTGCATGGACTTGAAGTCGGTCGCCAGCACCTGGCGGCAGAAGAGCGCGAAAGTGCGGGGATAGGCGTCATAGGCCTGCCGCAGGGTCTTGTTGGTCACGGCCGACAGGATCTCGGGAAAGTCCGAGGTCGAGTGCAGCGCCCGCGTCGCCACCTCGTCGCGCGACAGGCCGCGCGTGTTGACCCCGGCATTGCCGAGGCTTTCGCGGGCCAGTTCCAAGAGCGTCATGCCGCGGTACTGGCGAGCGGCATCCTCCAGCGGAAACAGCGTCGGGCTGTAGCGGTGCAAGAGCGCGTTTGCCACGGCGTCGCGGCGGGTGATCCGCTCGTCCCGGCCGCCGAGGGGGACCGAGACATGCGGGAATGTCCGGGTCTCGTCGGATTTCGCTGCGACCTGGTCGAGGATCAGGCGGCGGGACTCGTCGACGCTGACGCCGCGCTTGACCAGATCCTCGGCGAAGCTGCGCTCGAGGTTCAGGCGACCGGTCAGATCGTAAATGGTGGAGACGCGGTCGCGTTCGGCCTCGCGGGCACGGGTTGCGACGGCCTCGGTGTCGGGCGGGGTCACTGGTGCGCCCTGCGGCAGCGCGCGCGTCTCGACGGCGCGCGCCTGCGGTTCGGCCGCGGGATTTGTGGGGTCGGTCATCTGGGTCTCCTCGGTCGCATGGGGTTCAGCGGCCGCTGCGGCCGGGGTCTGGGTCGGGTCGGTCATCGGGGATGCTCCTTGTCGGGGGGTGGAAGCGTCCCGGCGATGAAGGACGCAGTCGTGAAGAGGTTGCTGAGCGCGGAAACCGGCGGCGGGGTCGGCGCCGACAGCGACGGCGGAGACCTCGAAGGGGGTCCAGTCCACCGCGCGCCAGAGTTCGCGGGCGGCCTCGGGTTTCGAGACCTCGAAGCGGTGGACCTGGTAGCCGATCGACACCGCCCGGATGTGCCCGGCCTGGATGTCGCGCCAGATCGGCTCGACATCGGCGCGCTCGCTGATCCGCACGAGGGCGATGCCCCGGCCGTTCTCGATCCGCGCCGAACCCGGCACGACCGAGCCGATCACCGCGTCGAGCGTGTCGAGCTCGTGCACCTTCAGGAAGGGTGCGCCCGCGTTCAGCCGGTCGAGCCGGACATGGGCGGGATCGAGGCTCAGTTCCTCGTCATAGGGCTCGCCGAAGAAGGTGGCGCGTCGCACACGGGCCCCCGCCGACCAGACCACCTCGACGGTGCGGCTGTCGGCATCGGCCGTGTTCGGCGCAAGCTCCGCCGACCGGCGCATGGCCGGCAGTTCGATCATCGTGTCCATGAAGGTCAGTCCTGTTGGTCGGCCTGCGCCGGGTCATTGTCCGCGTCGGCGGCTGGGTCGTCGGCGTTGGTGTCGTCGGCGGCGGGATCGGTCGCCGGATCGTTGCTCTGCGCGCTGCCGGTCTTGGTGACCCGCCGCGGGTCGCTGTCGAGCACCAGCCCCAGCGCGTCGAGTTTCGCGTTGGTGGCGGCGATCTCGGCCAGCACCGCGTCCGGGTTGCGGCCCTGCCGGGCGATCACCTCGGCCAGCGTCATGGTGCCGGAGCGGATCGAGAGCAGGTTCGCCATCGCGTCCTTCTGCGGATCGACGGCCTCGAACTTCGGGGGCGACCATTCGACCGGCACGATGGGCGACGGGATCTGCCCCGCCGCCCATGCGGCTTCCGTGAACCAGCGCCAGACCGGCGCGCAGAACATCGGGATGAACAGCTGCCACTGCACGGCGTCGATCTGTCGGCGGAACTCGACGAGCCCCGCCCGGATCGAGGAATAGTTCACCTGGGACAGGTCCCCCGTCAGCAGCTCGTAGGGCACCCGGAAGCCCGCCGAGATCGTGTGCAGGCTCGCTCGCTTGTATTCGCCGTAGCCGCCGGTGGCGGAGGGCTGGTTGAAGCGGATGTCCTTGCCACCGCGCGCATAGGCGATCAACCCCGGTTCGAACTGCTCGACCCGGTTGCCGTCGGCATCGACCACCGAGGGCGCGATGCCCTGCTGCGCCTCGTCGTCGCCGAAGACGATGGCGGTGACGCAGGCCTCGGTCTTCTTGCGGACCAGTTCGGCCACCTCGTAGTCGTCGAGATCGCGCAAGCTGCGGATCACCGGCGCGCCCCAGGGAACGCCACGCGCCTGCGTGCGCTGCTTCTCGTAGACATGGGCGATCTCGGTCGCTGGCACCGGGCGGCTCTGCAACCCTTTCTGCAAGGCCCCGTAGGCGTCGCCCGGATGTTCGGCATGGAGCCAGTAGGCCCGGCGCTTGCCGACCGGGTCGAACTCGATCCCCTGCACCAGCCGCCCCGCACCGAGCGCGCTAGACTTGGTGGTGTCGAGGAAGTCGGCCTCCAGCACCTGCAGCTGCAGCGGCACGGGCAGACCGTCGCTCGCCCGGCGCAGGCGGCGGCGCACCAGGACCTCGCCCGCCTCGACCATCTCGCGGCAGATCAGCGTCTGCAGGCCGTAGAAGTCGAGCTGGCCGTCGGCGTCGCAGTCCGCCGTCCAGCGCTCGAACAGCGTATCCACCTTCCGGTCCAGCGTGTCGTCGCCGCTGGCGGCGCGGGGCATGATGCCCGCGCCGATGATGTTGTTGACCAGCACCGCCACCGCCTTGGCCGCGTGCGGATTGTTGCGCACCAGATCGCGCATCCGGTCACGCAAGAGCGCCCCGGCCACGCCGATCTCGGTGTCGGCGGAGGATCCCGGCGCGCGCCAGCCCTCGGTTCTCCGCCCACGCGCGGCTCCGTCATAGCCCCGCGTCAGCGTCTCGAAAGCCTGCCGCGCCATCATGCGGCGGGCCGCCATGCGCGGGGCCACCGTGGCGATGGCGTGGTCGAGCCAGGTCGCCGACATCACCGGTCCCCGCGTGAGAAGCCCGCGAGCCCGGCCACCGGCAGCGGCCGCGTGGTGCCCGCGATGGCGCGTTCGATGGTCCGGATGCGGGCCAGCAGATCTTCGGCCGAGCCGTAATCGACGGACTTGCCGTCATAGCTGACCCGGGTCGTGCCGCTGGCATAGGCCCGGCGCAGCGCCGAAAGCTCGGTTTCCGTCCAGTCCATGCCCTTCGCTCCCGCTCAGTGCGTTCGTTCCCTTGCGACGCTCCACTGGAGCCTCGCATCCGCTGTGCGGACCGGTCCTCACTCAGAACCATCCTCCGCGCCGCCCGAGCCAGTCGGAGCGGCGCTTGCCCTGCGGGGCCTGTCCCGGCCGGTTGATCTGTCCCGCGGGATCGGTGTCGGTGGGCGCGGCCCCGAGCTGATCCTCGAGATCGCGCCATTTCTCCTCGGGCCAGCGGTCCGCGCCCGCGATCCAGGCGGCGGCGCGGGCATAGACCCGGCAATCCAGCGCCTCGTTGCGTTCGCGCAGCTTCTGCCATTCCAGCCGGGCGAAGCCGCGCTTCGTGCGCACTGTCACCAGTTGCTCGGCCACGAACTGCTTCAGCCATTCGTTCTCGACCCAATGCGGCAGGTGCACCGAGCCGGGCGGGAAGGCCGCGCCATCGGCCATCTCCTCCTCGGTCGGGCGCGCCAGCCGCAGGAAGCGGTAGGTCTCGGCCTTGAAGGTCGACACTGCCACGGTCCAGAGCCGGACCCCGCGGCGCAGACGTTTCCCGCCCTCGGTCGCATCGACGAAGGTCGGGCCCGAGACCGGGCTCGAGCGGTTGAACCCCTCGACACCTTTGACCGGCGACACCTGCCCAAACCCCTGCGCCCGCGACCAGGAGTAGACCGCCGGGGCCTCGTAGCCGGTGTCGATGGCGAACCGTGCGATCCGCAGATGCGCGCCACGTTCATGCCGCCAGCTTCGATCCAGCAGCGCGGTCAGCTCCGACCATGCGTCATGCCGGTCGGGCCCACCCTCGATCACGACGTGATCGACGAGCCAGCTTTCCAGACCACGGCCCCAGGCCCAGACATCGACCTCGATCCGGTCCTTCTGCACGTCGGCCCCGGCGGTCAGGAACAGCCCGCCCGCGGGCACCGTGCCGGAGGTCCAGCGCTCGCGCCGGTCGTAAAGCCGCTGCCAGTCGGGGGCTTCTCCGGTCTCGACCCAGGTCTCGCCGAGGATCGTGTTGCGGAACGCCTTGATCGCCTCGTCCGACCCCTGTGCCGCGTCCCATGCCCGCACGATCCGCTCCCAGCTCAGCCAGCCGATCGGCGAGTAGAGCGCCGAGAGGTGATACCCGACCGTGGTCGGATCGGCGGCCGTGGCGGTCGCCCGCCATTCGCCGCCCTCCAGCATCGCCGTCTTGTGGTGCTCCGCGATGGGCGTCTCGCAGCCGTCGCAGTGATATTCCGCCGTCTCCGGCCGCCCCTTCTGCCAACGCAGGCGGTCGAACTTCAGCCACTGCATCGCGCCGCAATGCGGGCATGGCACGTAGAACCGCCGCTGGTCACTCGCCTCGAATTCCCGCTCGATGCGCGACAGCCCCCGGATGGTGGGCGTCGAGACCAGCAGCACCTTTCGCCGGTGGGCGAAGGTCAATGACCTGGCCTCGGCCAGCGTGACCGGATCGCCTTCCTCGTCGGCCGAGGCCGGATAGGCGTCGACCTCGTCGAGGAAGATGTACCGCGCCGGAGTGGACCGCAGCCCGACCGCCGAGTTGGCCCCCGTCATGATCAGGATGCCGCCCGCGAACTCCTTGGACAGCATGGTGTTGCCCGCGTCGCGGGACCGGGCGGGTTTCACCCGCTCCCGCAGTTCCGGGCTCTCGTCGATCAGCGGGTCGATCCGCTGGCGCGAGTTGCGCTTGGCCAGTTCCACCGTCGGCTGGACTGCCAGCATAGGACCCGGCGCCTGGTGGATGGCGAAGCCGATCCAGTTGTTGCCCGCCTCGGTCGCGCCGACCTGTGCGGCCTTCATGAACACGATCCGCTGCGTGGGATCGCCGGGGCTCAGCCGGTCCATGATCTCGCGCATGTAGGGCGTGCGCAACGTGCGATACCGCCCGGGTTCGGCCGAGGCCCGGCCCGAGAGCATGCGGTGCCGGTCCGCCCATTCCGAGACGGTCAGGTCCGGGTCGGGCCGCAGCCCGCTGCCCCAGGCGCGCAGGATCTCGCCCGCGCCGTCGAAGTCCGTCAGTGCGTCATCATCACCTGAAGTCGGGCCGGACCTCGGCGAGTTCGTCGAGGTGGGCGCGTACATGTTTCTCCAGCACCTTCTGCATCGCGGCTGGCTCCACGGTGATCTGCTGGCCTGTCGCCTCGCTGCACGAGGCCGAGAGCTCGGCCGCCATCAGCGCCGCCGCGCGCGCGGGCCAGTTCACCCATGCGTCCCGTTCCTCCCGCGCCAGTCGGAACACCAGCGCCAGCGCCCGGGCCCGCTCAATCAACTCCCCCTTCAGCTTCTGGAGCCGGATGCGCCGCTCCTGCGCCTTCAGCACCTCGTTCGCCGTCTTGGCCTGCAGGAAGGTCGTGCCGCCGCCGACCGCCGGCACCGCCAGACCCTGTTCGCGCAAGGTGTCGCCGACAGCGGCGACCGCCGCCTCGGGGACGGGCTTTAGCTTCGGCGCGGGCGGCTTTCTCGTCTTGGACGGGTCCGTCGTCTCCGCGCGCCGGGCGTCGCTCGCGGCCGCATTGATGCTGCCGTCGGGATAGAGGACCAGCCGCTCGGCCGTCTTCGCCTTCTGGATCGCACCCCGCGACAGCCCGACATGGGCGGCGTACTGGCGCTCGCTCATGCCCTGCATCGAAAGCTCCGATTATCATTCAGAATCAGGCGCTTATCGAGTTGATAAGCGTCGCGGAGAGAGCGAACTTCACTCCAGCGAAGCGATGCAACTCAACCCAAGGAGCCACCCCGATGACCACCCGTCTGAACCCGATCACCACCCCGCGCCACGAACTCCGTGCCGAGAAGGCGCGCCGGAACAAGGAAGCCGCACTCGCGGCCTTCATCGGCAAGAAGGCAGAGATCGACGAGATGCTCGCCCGCCTGCAGGCGCTCAGCGACGACCATTTCAACTGCCACCCCGACGAGGCGGGCTGGGCCATGGTCGGCACCCTCGAACACTACGCCAGCCTCCTGAAGCGCATCACCGACAGCGCCTTCGGCGAGGGCGAACACGCCCGCTGATCTCCAGCACTGCCGGAACTCCCGCCGCGCGCCCTTCGCGGCTCGGGGTCGTAGAAGGCGCCGCATGTCGCGGGCCCGAATACGGACACGACCCCATGACCAAGCTTTCCGATACCCAAGCCATCATTCTCAGCGCCGCCGCCCAGCGGCCCGAGCACATTGCCCTGCCGCTGCCCGAGAGCCTGCGCGGCGGGGCCGCCGCCAAGGTGGTCGGCGCGATGCTCGCCAAGGGCTTTCTGCAGGAGGTCGACGCCGACCTGCGCAAGGGCGAACCCATGTGGCGCGAGACCGGCGATGGCCACGGCGTCACGCTGGTCGCCACCGACGCGGGCCTCGCCGCCATCGGCATCGAGCCGGAAGGCAGCGACAGCGCGCCCACGGGTGCCGACGCGGCGCCGAACGCGGAGCCCGCGCCGAACACCGCCACAGAACCGGACTCCGCGCCCAAGACGCGCACGCCGCGCGAGGGCACCAAGCAGGCCACGCTGATCGCCATGCTGCGCGCGCCCGGGGGAGCCACCCTCGACGAGATCGTGGCGGCCACGGGATGGTTGTCACACACCGCGAGGGGCGCGATGTCCGGCGCGCTGAAAAAGAAGCTGGGTCTGACGATCACCTCCGACAAGGTCGATGGAAGGGGACGCGTCTACGCCATCCGTGACTGACGCTCTGCAGCGAAACGAACATGTACCGCCGCCCAACGCCGGGCGGCGGTTCTTCATTCGAAGCTCCGCATCCGGATCGTCTCGAACAGCCGCCTCAGCAGGTAGCCGCGCACCAGCGAGACACCGACGAAGGCGAGGCCGATCGTCAGATGCTCCGGGAGCCCCGTCTCGATCCCGAACCACGGGAATACGACGATCTGCGTGGCGATGGCCAAAACGTAGCCGACGACAACGTTTGCCGCGGCCTCGACCATCGACATGGTCCGGCTCTGCTTCATCGCAGGCTCTCCATGAAGGCCGTCACGAACTCCGCCGCGAGCGGCGGAACGATCGCATTGCCGTAGCCCCGCAGCAGCCCCATGCGACCGGGTATCCCATCAGCCAGCGGGAATGTTCCGGGCTCAACGGGCCGCCAGCGGTCATCGCGGCAGAGGAGCCAGTCCGGATCTCGCCAGACGCCGTCCGTCGCATTGGCGCCGGCAGGGTCGGCGCCATCGACCAGTCCACCAGCTTCACCGTCCTGCGGCTCGCATCGGTGTTGCCGGCCGCATTGTATCGCTTCGTGGCGGGCGAGCCCGCCATCGCCGTCGGCCAACCCGCCAGCCAGACCTGTCGGCCGAGCAGCGCATTGATCGGCACCGACCGGCATTCCGATCCGTCCTTGTGATCCCTCGCCGAGGCCGTCGCCCAACCCGCGAGTGACTGCGTCCAAGGCGACGGCGCCGAAGAACAGGCGCTGGCGGATGTGCGGCGCGCCGATGCCCGCAGCCGGCAGATCGTAAGATGCCGCTTCCAGGTCAGCCGCCAGAGCG